TTCTTCTAGCCATCAGACAGGATTCCAACCCTGTCTGAGACGGCTGCCAACCGTCACGCGCTTCGATCCACCGGAGATTTCCGGTGTGTCACAATCGAAACGTTGTCGCGCCCACCACTGCAGCATAAGATAGGAGTCTAAAGCGTCACGCTTTTCTTGCGTGTCAGGCTTATGACTCGTCTCGTAGCTGAATATGATGCACCGCTTGAAAGTAGTCTGCCAGTCCCTATTATGTAACCCCTCTCGTTTTTCATAGATGAGAGGTTGAACATTTTTTGGACCCAGCGTCTCCAAGTGGTCGTTAACCGGGCGTTCGCTGTAAAAAGCGTACGGTAGGTCACGGTTGCTGCTGAACAAATAGGGCTGTTTCTGCCCATCCTCGTTCCACAGCAAACTTTGCATAAGGAATCTACGTAAGTTCATGTAGTTCCTATCACCAGCCCTATTCGTAAGGGCTATACACGCCGCGATATGCTGTGCGTCTCTATAAGAGCCGCGTTCCGGCAGACTATACCGGACAGGAGTCACGTCGTATCCCCGAAGGTAATATCCTCCGCAAGATTCACGGAAGCTAGAACTGGATGTGAACGATTTTGACACGTTCACAACAAAGCCCAACCTCGTGAGTAACAGGGTAAGTTCGGGTGTGAGTGATGCATCAACGCAAATATCATCACCATAAACCCGGACTGGCTGAAACTTACCTACGCCAGGGTGTGAATATCCCGGAGTGGTGTGGAAAGCAGTCTTAATAAACTGCTTAACACACTCCACAGAAAGTTTTTCACACCCCAACGCTTTGGCTCGTTGCGTATCAAGCCAACCGCTTTGTCTCATAGCGGAATAGATGCAGACAGATAGGAATACTATGCACTGAGTGGGGAAGCATAATGCCGACCCCATAGGAGCAAACTTCCACAACCGTCTTACACTACCATCCATCACTTCCACGTCTCTAGTCCTCGAAAGAGCCAAGAAGAAGAGATATTCCTTAGGGAATATTCTTTTCACTAGCTCCCACGATACAGAGTCGCTGGCAGATGATAAATCGATAGTATCAATGTCACCAGAATACGACCCATAATGGGCCAATTTTCGGTTAAGACTTTGATCTTCGAAGTTGATGAACCCGGATGCTAATCCGGTAGCTATGGACGCTCGGAAGATCTCTAGGACAAGTTGCTGGACAAACATAACCTGATTAGGTTCCATAACAATGGACCTGCTCTTGTTGATGTCCTTGGCAGCAGACTTACCTCTTCCCTTGATCCGAGCGAACCTTCCTTTCCCTTCGATCTCCTTTATGAAGATCTTAGGGAACCCTCCCGCGTCGTCTCCGTACGACATTTTTGAAAGGATTAAACTCAGATAGTAGTTCATCTCAAGGTGACAAGCCTTGTCGATGACATCCCGAATCTCTCTCTGCGCGACTTTCCCAGGCCCGAAGGCGGGGAACTTATCATGCAAATCGAGAGGCCCTAGTAACGCAGATACAATCGATTTTAATATCGATGTGTCCTCATCGCTAAAGGTGAGTTTTGATAATCGCTCTTCTGTCAATTCCCAATCGCGAAATGCGACGGTATTCCACTTTTCTAACTGCAACTTGAGCTTTTTACCAAAGAGGCAAAAGCTGAGCAGGTAGGTGGCAAGACAGGCGTCATCGGTTTTAAAGTATTCGTGATACTCCCGGAAAACCGGAGTATCTTCGAACTCGGAGACCCACTGCCTCGTAAAGGCAATGCTGCCGGTCTCATGCGAACTTAGCATGAGAAGATCGGCTAGATGACTGTACAAGCGAATGGTTTCGGTCAGCCCAAACTTCAAGAGCTGTTTTTTAAGCTCATAAAAGCAACGGGCAGGCTTAAGCTTTCGCGAGTTAAGCGGACTATCGTAAAGAAGTGAAACCCAAGACAGAAAGAAATGGGATACTATCCCACGCTTGGTGCCCTGGAATTCCCTGCAAAGGGTGTCTACTTCTCCAGCACTGAGGCTAGCACTGAAGACTGCATCGGAGGCCGTGATGCGAATCACGTCCAACAATGTGGACTACGGTACGACCTGAGTAAGGCCGAATAGCATAGCCCGTGTTACACGAGTTTGTTCCATTTCAGACGCCGTGACGCTGGCATAATCGAACGAGAACATCGTCTCGAGCATGTCAACGATCTGCGACGCTGAGAGTGGAACCTCGCTTGGCAAGTATAAAGAGTTCTTCCCCCACAACGGCCAGCTCGTAATTAGAGCTGCGTCGTCGTAGCGTTGAACCCAGGTGTCATACAACCGATCGATTCGGCGGTACGAAACGCCATCCTTCTTCTCATTCGCTACGGTAAACCGCAGGAATGATGGATGGGCAGCGTCTGTGCCGGTGGCGACGTTATACGATGAACGCATCGCGCCACTAGATAATCGTTCGGTTCCAACAAGCGTCATGCCTGCTTCCGGCACCTTCAGTATTGAAACTGTTGAGGCGGCGGTTCCCGGTCGTAAGATCGGGTATGTAGTAGTCATTGGTTTAGCCTTTCGCTAAGATGAGCTACTCCCCAGCTTACTGCTGAGGGGAAAGTGAAACTAGCTAAAGTTTCTGAACTAAAAGAGACCCAGGGATCGTCCACGATGGACGCCCTGACGGCGCGCCGAAGTCCCACTTCTCCGGTCCATGAGGTATGGGCACATGACGAGAAAGATCTCGCTTGTACCACCTAAGCATGGGGAGCTGTGAAGCGACAACGCGCTGGAGGCCCAAACTACTCCACTCCGTCACCTGTAACGGGGACTCGATGAGGTAGGAATGAACCATATAATTGAGGTCCATGCCCGCTAGGAACGATAAGTTCTCAAGAGCTTCAAGTCGACCGGATACGTTAAGTACCCAATCGACGACAAAGCTTAGCGGCACGAGAGCCCAACTTGCAGACGGCGTTGGTAACAAGCCGATGCTTTTCAGCGCCAGCAAGTCCCTAAGCCTACCACTTGGGAAAGTGTGCAAAAGCACCTTCGATCGGGCGATTAATCGCGAATCAGGTCTATTAAACGTCCCGTTGGGGAAGTTATAGATAAACTTGCCGTAGCCTACTATTGGCTTATCGTCAAGACTCTGAAAGAAACGAATCGCCTCTCCGACCCTTGGTAACACATCCCGGATAAGATCGTAGTTTGGTAACGTCCCGAACCGAAGTTTTAGGTTCTCAGACGCCATCAATCGTACGAGCTCTCCGAGTGACACCAGCGGTCGCCCCCGAAAAGCAGTAACAGCTGCGACGAATTGTTTAAAGTCAGGGAGTACGTCGAAGAACGACCCCAGCTGACTGATAGTCTCAAGCATGTTAGAATTAACAGATTGAGCGATACTATCCAATGCATCGGAAGCAGAGAGATAAGAACACCCCCTAAAGTACTTCAGATCACGATCGCAATCGGAACGAAAGTTCTCAAGAAGTAGAGAGTACTCCGAGCGCAACATGTTGAGTGTCGGTTCACTCGGCCGTGAGGCCGGGTTACTAACATACCCAATAAGTAACGGCACGGCACCCTCAAAAGTGCCTTCCCAAATTTCACCGGTCTGGAAAGAAGCCGGGTCGGAATGTGGTGCAGCTGTCCCGTAGTGTGACAAACACTCGGATCTCAACTTCATCACGACTGTACCTGGTGAAAGGATCTCGTAGTAACTTCCTTGCGGAAGGCTACTTGTACCCTCGCCCAGAGTAGGTGCGAATCTAATCGAACCAACATTACTGACGTACCACCCGTATTGGGGGTTATCAACAACGTTCAGATACGGACCTCCGTAGTTCCAACGTAACTTGTAAGAGTAGTCGAGCCCGGAGAGGGTTCGTTCCACTTGCAAGTCTGTTATGTAGCTATAAGCGAACAAGGCGAAGGCAGGGTAGGCAATCCCACCCCAGCCATTGTCGTAGTAGCTACCCAAATCCGCGAGGCGATCCTCTAGCCGCGCCAACGAATATCCATTCGCGTAGTTAATGCGAGTGGAATACGTATTGACGGGAGCAGACGACACTTTTAATAGTGCCGTCGACCCAGTGCCTATAGGGTACAAGTACGTTGCCCGCATTGTAAAGGGCGGGAAATGAGTTGTAGGATAGGAACTCACGGGAGAGGCGGAGCCTGGAATGTACCAGGTAGATCCCCGGTTAATCCGGAAATCTGCCTCTAAAGACGCGTGGCTCATCACTGTCTCCTTCTTCAAGGGAGAGAAGCGTGACTTGGGGACAAACCCCATAGTCGAACCAAATGCACGCAGATTATCCAAGAACGACCCATAGTAAGAATCGTCTTGAAATCCGTTGTGCAGCTCCTCCTTGACCGTCTGTCGAACATCGACGAGTCCATCTGATATACTTGCCGGTGAATCACCGATAAGTCGATCACACGGGTAATCGAAGACCTCGTAACAGCACGTCGTAAAGAGCCGCCAAATAGGGTCGGCAGGAACCATCCAATACTGCTTACTAGCGCCGAGAGGCGCACCAAGCCTGATGGCCACGTCAACGACTGAACGTTTATCCGTGTAGTAAATGCGCATAGGAATGATCACCACCTTCCAGTATTAAGAATAGCACGTCCAGGAGTTCTCCATCGAGATACACATCGAGTGCGAGGAGCACATAAGTCGGGTAAAGGACCCAATTGTACTTGGCTAGATAACATTTTCCGTTGAGAATTCTAACGACAATTTCAATGTCGTCAGGCATTTCAACGAATCTGTGTATGTAGCCGATAACAATGGATCCGTTACAACGGGTTTTTGTGGCCTCAACACTAAGAAGCGTTCTCATTGGAGTCTCCATTCTGTGCCTTCACATAATAGAACAGGTGATCAGTCGCCAACTCGAGCATAACGATGTAAGAGAGCGAACCATGGAAGAATGTCCCCATAACTACGAAATCAAAGGGTTGCAATTCCCACCAGGGAAACTGCACGCGAATGATTCTATAGAATGAGGGCGATCTCCATAGGCGCCGAAGAACACGGTTTATCAT